TAATAGAATACCACGATACCGCTGCCATTATACAATTATATAATATATAAAAAAATACAAAAATTATAATTCTGTAAATGGTTTATGATTTGTAAATTCTTTACCATTATCAAATAACCTAAAATATTCAAGTGTGTAAATTAAAAAATTTAAATAATTATGCTATATTCACTTCTTTTTCTTTGTATTATAATTAAATGAATTACCCCAATTATTAAATATAGTAATATAAAAAAAACTAATATTATGCAAAGGATAAAAAAAAAATGATTAACGTGATATTTATTAGCTGAAATACTATAAACAATTAAATTCTTTTTTTCTATTTTATTAAAATTATTTAACCATAAATCAACTTTATTTGGACAACTAGTAATATTTTCAATAAAATCAAAACAATCATAAAATAATTGTTTTGTTTTAATATCAATCATAAAAACAATATTATAATTATTTTGAAACTTATTTTTCCATTTTTTAATATCAATACCAAAAAACCGAATAATGTTAATTATTTCTTTATGTTCCCAAATGAGAATAGTATCTGTAACATTTTTGTTTTTTAATATATCATTTAATAAATTATTTTTATCTCCAACACAAAAATTAATATTTATATTTTCTTGAAATTTATAGAATTTTTGTAAGGTTTCCTTTAAGTAATAAGCAGTCAAAAACATACGTTGAGATTTTTGACAAATTGCATTAGGATTATATAAAATATTATTTATACATACTTTTTTTTCATTAAAATTTGATGAATATATTTTTATAATACTACTTTTTTTAAAATGAATTTTAAAATAATGATACCAATTTTTTGCTCTTTCATAACCTAATTCACTACAACAAGGATTTTTACTAGATTTAGGTTTGTCGCAATGTCTAATCAACCATAATCTATCTAGACCATTACATAATTTAAAAAATATAAAAATTTGTAAAAATATATTAAAATATAATTTCATTAATAATCATTATAACAAAGTTATATTTATATTTTTATAAACAATAATTTTCAAGTATTATTATAAAAACATCATATGAAACTTTCGTAAATATTTTAAATATTATTGTTTCTTTAAATTCATTTGAAAGATTATTATTTACAAAAATTAATATATATGTAAAATAAATCAATATTCTCTCTACAACAGATTTCAAATAATTAAAACTGATGTTGGAAAAGTTCCAATCATTGACATAACTACACATTTGAGTATTACTTTCTTTAATAAAAAAACAATGAACATCTAATAGTCCAGAGAGAATACGATGAAAATTATTTTTTTCGTTTTTTACATTTAATAAATTACCTATTTTATCATAACCAAAAAGATCCAAGTAAAGGATTTTTTTATTTGGTTCTTTATTAAAAATGAACGGATTTATTCCATCCATATATTTATTTTCATGTAGAATATTACCGTCTATTAAATACGGAATGAAACAAGATTTTATAATTGTATTTATTATATCATCTATATCAGTATAGACAGATTTAACAACTTTTGTCCCTTTTTTAATATTTGTATAACAAATAAAAAACTTATTATTAATTTTTTCACATATATCATTTGGAATATGGTCTTGCAAATGTTTCTTAAGCTCTTTAACAAGATTTAATTTATATGTTTTTCTAAAATCTCTGTGTACAATTTCATATAATTTAGACATAAGGTCTAGTCCATCAATATAATATAAAAATCCTACAATTGAACCAACACTACAACCAGATATTCTATCTATTTTAATGTATTTATGTTTTTCCATTTCTTTTAAAAAATATAAAGCTCCTACTAGATAACTACCATTAAATATACCTCCATCTAAAACTAAGTCGATATTTTTAGGTTCTGTAACATTTGTTACATTATCTGGTAAATTGCTAATAAGTTTTGTAATATATTCATTAATCATTATTATTAAAAAGTATAAACTATTTTATAATAAAACGAAATCAACATTATAATTTTTTATTTTTTAATATCTGTTTCATAAAGGCTTCTTCATTTTTGTTTGAAACATACATATTAATTATTTCTGCAGGTGAATAAAAATATGGTTTTATTTTTTTTAATTTATTCGAATCAATAGCATTATTAAATAAATGATGATATATTTCTGATATTACATTATGACTTGCATTACTAAATTCGTGTGTTATATCAATTCTACCTGGACGAATTAATGCGGAGTCTAATTTATTATAATGATTTGAAGAAATAATTAGTATCCTTCCAGGCGTCTCTCTAATACCATCCCATAAATTTAATATATCATCCAATGTGATTGGACATTCATCGCTTATATTTGAAACAGTAACCTTACTTATTTCACTATTCATTTCATTTATTCCTTGTATAATATCACTGATTTTAACAGTATCATTTGACGTGTTAATCGTATGATTTTTTAATTTATTATTATTATTTTTATTATTATTATTATTATTATTATTAATTAAACTTCTATCTATAACAATATCTCCAATACAATCAATATCTTCAAATACTATAATTTTTTTGTCGAAATTAATGCTACCTTTTTCATTATTGGAATTATAAGTAGATTCAAAGAAAAATTGTTCTAATTGTTTTTTTGTTTTAAACATTTTGAGAGACATTTGAATAACATGCCTTCCTGTTAAATTTGCTAACGCTTTAATAAAAGAAGTTTTGCCTGTGCCAGGTGGACCATGCAATCCAATACCAAGTGAATAAGGAATTCCTTTTTCATAATACCATTCGCGATTTTTTAAGAAAAAATCGATTTTTTCTAATAATTCGGCTTTACCATCAAAAAATATATTTTTAAATGTTCTTGCACTTTCAAATATATCTTCTCTCCAACAATCTAATGCAGTTTCTTCATCTGTAAATTTTAGTTTGTCTAAAAAATAAATAAACCTTTTATTATTACGACTATTTTTAATTGATGATAAATAATTTTCAGTAATATTATCAATATATTTAACTAAATAACTTAATGAATAAACATATGAATATATATTGATAGTAATTTTATCTGTTTTTGAGCTAAATTTTTCTTTATCATCTCTTGTTTCTTCTAGTTCCATTTCAGTTTTTACAAAAATATTTTCATCAATTTTAAAATGCTTATTTTGAAAAACAATAAAAATATCTAAATTTAATTTTTTTGTTTCATATTCACTATTTGATGATTGAAAATTACTATGAGACTCTTTTATTCTATAAATAGTATTATTTTTTTCGATATTATTAATAACATAGTTCCAAATAGCTTTAAAGCGATTACTATATGACGATGAAATATTTTGCGCATAACTATAAGAAGATATTATTGAACTTCTTCTACCTTCAATAATAATACTATTTTTTTTATATAAAAGACATTTGATATCATCAAAAGTAATAATATTTGATAAAAATGGTTTTTCATAAAAATATGTAATGAAATATCCAAAAACACTAATTGTAATTGTTGAAAAAATTGCGTCAAATGCAGGATTTCCAGTTTTAAAATAATTAAATAATGACATTTTTACAAAATTTATATAATTACCATACATTGAATTTATTAATTGATTCATAATAATATTAATTGGTTAATATTATTAGGTTTAAATAGTTTATATTATATAGTAATTTGTTTCGTTAAAATGTGCCAAAATGTGTAGTAGTTTTATTTAATAAATAATACAATAGTCCAAAAAGAACACTTGTAAATAAAAACCCATTAATATTTAAATTTCCATCATTTGAAAACAAAACTGGAAAATATCCAAATAAGATTTTTCTAAAAAATGGTAATTGAAATAAAAAGTAAAGAACAGCTAATAATAAAGGTGTTTGTATTTCATTATACATATCATCTAACGAATTTTGTCTATAGACATTGTTATTATAATTATTTACCATGTCTGAAGTTTGTTCATAATCTCTAATATAATCCATATTTTGTGGAGGTGGTGGCACATAATTCGGTTGAATATTAGGGTCAATATTATGACTAGTTGATGTCATAGGTATATCTCTAGATGATAATTGAGTTGCTCCACTAATAGTAGCTTGTTGTAGTCCACTTACAATTTGACTAATTGTACTTTGGTCTAAACTAAAACCTCCTCCACCTTGAGATGGATTTTGTTGTTGTTGCTGAGGTATTTGCATATTTTCGGAAGCATTCATTGATATATTATTACTAATATTTCCACCGCCAATTGGATCGGTGGGTAAATCTAAAATACTAGTTGATTCACTCATAATTATTATAAAGAATGATTGATTATAATAATTACGCAAACCTAAAAATTAACTGTTTTAACATCTGAATTACATTTAGTAGCAACAGGATTGTATTTTACACATTTTTCACCATTTTTATATATTTTATCCTTAATTTGTTCTAAAGGTGGAGCGTGAAATAATAAACAACCTTTATTTTTACATACTTTTCTAAATAGTGAAGCCAAACCAAAACCTAGTAGAATTGACATCATTATTTTTCCTGTGTGTGTATGTACAAATTTTTCAAGGTGCATTCCCATTATATTATATTATAATGTTAAATTCTTTTTTAAATTTAATTTAATTATTACTATTTACCATTATTACTTGAAATTAATTTTAACTTTGAATTGGTATGGTAGATATTTTTGTTATATCACTTGGACATTCAACTATTTGTTCTTCAAAATAAAAACAATTATTCGCTTTATCTCTAAATAAAACCTTTCCTACAGTTTCTGGACTAGGATAAATATAAATCTTTTTTCTTTCTGGTCCTAAAATATATACAAAAAACAATCCAATTGCAAAACTAATTATAAAAATAGGAATTGAAATATAATTTAATATCATATATAATTTATATACAAATTAATTTAACAAAATTGTAACTTTTCACGTTTCTAAGTTCATTATAAAGCATTTGGATTAAAATCTAAAACTTTAGATACCTCTTTATTCATCATTATTTTAAACATATTTCCATTACTTAAATAGTTACGTTTACTAATAGTGTCTAACTTATTAAAAACCTCATTATAAATAGGAACGCCAAAATCATATTGTCCATTTGGCAATTCTATTTGATTAGGAGGAACTTTTAAATCAGGAGGTGATGTAAAACTACATAATTTTTTATTTGCTATTGAATTAACACAATTAAACATAAATAGTTTCATCCAGTCTTTATCAGATTTTAACACATTTTTAAATTTTATTGGCAAGTTGTTCCATAAACTATTGTACTCAGGTGAACTCCAACTAACACCGTCTTTTCCTTGACCATAAATAGGTTCATCCTGTGGAATAGCAACAATATCAATTTTACATTCTTCATTATTAGCTTTAGCATTTACACATGTAACCATATAACGTTTTAATAAATCAGGATGATTTTTAAGAACATTCTTCATATCATCACTTAATTTATCCCATGTTTGTTTATAAATAAGCGGATTTTTATAGCCAAAATATTCTTCTGTCCAAACTAAGTTACCATCTACAATTGTAGGTTCTTGAAAAGGAATATTAAATTTATGAGCACTTGCTGGTTGAATTTGTTGTTTATCAGTTAATTTTAGGATCGGTTCAGAAGATGAAGTTGTACTACTTAAATTATTCGCAACAATAAGTCCTGGTTTTTGTTTTGACATAGGTTCCTTACCAAAAGTATATGAGATAACTTTATTTTGAAAAAAAGTAAATAATAAATTTTCAGTTGTATATTTATTTTGTATTAAATTACAAGTGTTATTTTCTTCATTATGCAAGATTGAATATTCATTATATTTTAAATGTCTAATTTTATCTAGCAATGGTTTTAATGTTCCATTATATATATTCACTGCATCTTTAGCAAACTGAATATTATCAGTTTCATTCATTCTTTTAATATAATCTTTTATGTTATTAATTTCTATATATGATTGAGTAATAGCTTCATTTAGTTCTTGTTTTTTATTATCATTATCGACAACATTGTTGTATTCTTCTAAATAAAATTCATAAAATTCACTTAATCTATTAATATCATCCTTTACTTTTTCAAAATTTTCCAATGCTTGTTCTGTAGTTATGTAGCCAAATAATAACTTATTTTTATCATCAATTACTTTATTTTTCAAATCTTTAATATCATTTTGATATTTATTTAAAATGTCTGGCAATAATTCAGTAATACCAATTTGAATTTTAACGTTTAAATTGCATGGTTCAGCAATAACGCCACAAGTAGCACTGTATTGTCTATATGGTTCTTCGTATTTATCTTGTGAAGACTTCTCTTCAACATAATGAATAACAAATCTTGTCCCCCCTGGTCTATTACAATTTATACATTTAGGTTTTAGTTTAATATATTCGGAGCGTTTCTCTCTTTTACTTAATGATGGATTATTAATGATTTTCTTTTTATTTACCATTATTTGATTTTCATACTTTTGTTTTAATTTAAAATATTCATTTAGCGCTTCTTTTACATCAGGAATTTCCATATTTTTAGAAGGTTCTTTTGTAGTAGTTTGTTTTTTCATCATAATTATTGGAGATGAACTTGAAGAAGATAGCGCATTATTATCTGATTCTGATGTAAGAGAACCAAATATTTCATTTGCTAATTCATCTCTAGCTTGTTGTTTTCTCTCTTCACTATCTGAGGAAGTATTTGTAATAGAATTAGAGTTAGAATTAGAATGTGTTTCCATTATATATAATATTTTATAAATTATTTATAATAATTAAATTAATAGGACGGTTTTTTGTGTATAATATCATATTCGCTTTCCCATTCAGGCAATCCTGTTATTAACTCTTGATGGGCTCTACGTTTAGCTTGTTGAAAATTTTGAATTTTTGATAAAATATATTGTTGTTTTTCCTTATTTTTTCTCTCTATTTCAACAGGCGTTAATTTACCTTTGTATTTATAAAGTAAAATTAGTCCTAAAATAATGAGAAATAAAATAAATAATCCAATGTTAAATATTGTATTGTGGAATTTCTCTCTAACATTATGACATTGTTTTAGTGTTTGATGTAAAAAATATTTTACGCCAGGCTCTATAAGTATAGGTTTAGGCGACCAATCTTGGTTATCAAAATCCATTAATAATTATAGTTAAAAATATAAATTAAATTATACATATTATCTATATGGCTAGCTCTTATTTAAATATTATAACATTTTTACTTACAACATTATTTTATTATATGGCATTAAAGCCAAAATATACTTATGAAATATCAGTTGATCCAAATAAGAACAAACAATACATAACAAATAGTTATATGTATTTAGCTATTTATCTATTATTAGTTATGGTGGTTCAATTCATGGTAAATGCCTCAATAATTACAACCACTTGTGGAGGAAGCATAACACAAAATCTAGGTGCATCAGGTGTTTTTACATTTATACCATGGACATTAATTTTTGGTGTATTGGCTATAATATTAACAATTTTTCCTGGATTTAAAACTGCATTTTCTGATGTTATTGGTTATTTTTGGGTTTATATTTCAGCTAATAAATTAATAACTGAGTTACTAATTAATAAAGATGTAGAAAAAGCATTAAATCGAGATAATAGTGGTCAGGGAATGGTAATGACTGAACCTTCAGCTCCACCTATGGATCAAGTAGAACCTCCGCCATCTTATGATCAATCTGTTAAAATGGGAGGCAACAAGCGTATAAAAGGGTTAAAAGGCGGTACGCTTACAAAAGAACAAATACAAGAAGCCGCAGATACAATAGTTAAAATATGTGGGAATAATTCGGTATTAATTAACCAAATAGTTCCAAGTAACTTTAGTGAATATTGGCAAATATTAACACCATTAATGAAAGAACAATATCAAAATGATGGTCCAGAAGCTACAAAAATGAAAGAAGAATTATTTGAATTAGTTGTCACGAGAGATAATGTAGGTGAAGCAATGTGGTATATATATACCGGATTGTTATTAACATCATTAGTTCAATTAAAAATGACTACTAAGGGTTGTGCAAGTAATCCACAAACAATGGAACAAAATTATCAAAAATTCTTACAATCAGAACAACAAGCTAAATCTAAAAATGAATTATCGACAAGTACGACTTATACAATTACAAGTTAAAGATAGATTAGAAGTATTTTGAATACGAAACATAATACATAACAGCCAAATAACATAAAATACCTAAAATCAAAGATAACAACCAAATTGGTAAAATAGTTTTATTTCTATATCCTACTCCAAATTCGCGAATACTTCCATCTTTATTATAAAAACAAGATGGTTTCATTAGTTGAATAGTTCCAAAAATAATAATAAATAATACAATTGATACTAGTGTTATATTTTCTCTAATATAGTTTCTATACATCTTATATATAATTATAAACAATTTTTTATTTGTTTTTGTGAAACAAATAAAACAAATAAAACAAATAAAACAAATAAAACAAATAAATATTTTACATTTTACTAAACCTCAAAATTGTTAGTATTTTTAACAATTTAATTATCATCTTGATAATCTTGGAACTCTTCCTCAGGTGCGCTAAAGCCATCTGTATTGCCATTTAAAAAGTCTTCATTTAGATAACTCATATCATAAACTTCTGCATCAATTTCACGTTCTACTTCTTGCTGCGCCATATAGTCATTTAATAAAATATCGATGTTTTCGTCGTTTGCATTTGGGTTTCTTTTTCTAATTTTTCTCTCTGCCGTAGTCATTTTGTCTCTAAATAATTGTTCTTCATCATAGAAATTTTTATCATACATAGTTAAACCTTTTTGCATTCCTTTGCTATACATACCTAATTTATTTATCTTTAGCAACGTATCGACATTTCTAGTTTCATCTGTCATAGATTTAAGTCTATCAGTGACATCATTTTTCTCTCTTTCTTTCAATTTAAATATTCTGTCTTGTATCTCTTCATATGATATATCAACTTCATTTTTCTGTTTATTTAATATTTCAATAAAAACAACCAGTAATTCAGCTGTTTTTTGTCTTAACTCTTTCTTATTACCAGTTAATAATCTAGTACTAATTTCTGTTCTAGAAGTCATCGATAAATCTATTCTTGTTTCTTCATCTTCCAGATATTCAGTTGCAAAAATATCTGCAACTTCCAGAGGTTTTTTAATTTCTGTAACAATCATTTTATCTTCATCAGATAAATCAATATAATTTATAAAAACTCTCATTAAATAATATTCGAATAACAAACGGCTAGTTTTCTCATCAAATACAGGTTTTATATTTTTATTTTCACTAATTTTTGTACTAGTAAAACTAGGTGTATAATTAGCCAATTTTACTATATTTTTAGCAGTATCTTGTATTGTAGTAAGAACATGTTGCAATGTAGGAATGTCATAAAATATTTTTAACTTTTCATAATAAGAACTTATATATCTTTCTAATTTGCGTGAATGATTTTGTGAAAATCCATAATAAGATGGAATATAATTATCATCATAATTTACCTTGTTTAAAATAATATTAGGAAATACATTGACAAAATTATCAATAAAATTTTTATAAAAATTTACAATATTATACAAATTATCATCTGAAATTTTAATATATTCATTTCTAGTTGAGTTATCTGCAACCCATGCTGAAAGACCTTCTATAGTTTTTGTAAATTTTCTAACCTTACTATTACTTATATCAGGTCCTGAATTTTTAGTGACAAAATCTATTAATTCCTTTTTCATATCGTCTAAATTTCTCTCTAAAAAATTATTCAAATCTTTTACTTGTTTTGGATAGTTATCAGAAGTAATTACTTCAGTAGCAATATCATACGAGTCTAGAGCATCTCTAATAAGTTCCCTCAATGATTTTTCAACTACTTCATCATTTTCATCATCTATTGTTTCTATAGATTTTAACAGTTTTGTAGTGGAAGATAATTCAATATTATCCATTTTGATATTAATTATATTATGTTGTCCTATAACTTGCAACAATCTTAAAAAATCTTCATTTGTATAATTTCTTCCATCGTCTTTTAGTTTTTGAATAATGCGTTCAATAGTATCGCTAGGATTAATTAATTCTGTATCTGGTTTACTTGTGCATAACGGAATTAAATTTTGAGGAATTGGTATTAGTGATTTGAATTTGCAAAAATGGATGTAACCCAAATAAATTGTCATTTCACTAAATTCATTTCTAATAGATGGATATTTGTTTTTCGTATTATAGTCACTATAAAATATACCACTTTTATAAAGGTTTGTAAAATCATCCATCATGTTTGATAATTCTGTAACAACTGTATTATATTCACTAATACGTTGGTCTTTTGAAATAAAATAACTAATTGTTGTTTCACCATCTTTACTCTCACAACATGCGTTTTCTAGATATGGTTCATTACTAGATGTATGAAGGAGCAAACGATTTTTTTTAACTACTTCTTGTATTCTCTCTATTAAAGCAAGAGAGAAGTGAATAATTTTTGAACCTACAACTAGTACCTTCTCTCTTTGATTAATAGAACCAGTCCTAAAATCTGTGTTTAAAGATCTTTTGAATTCAGTAGAAATATTTACAAGATGTTTTATATTATATTTTACCAAAGGAGGTAAAAATTGAAACCAATTTGAAATATCATGTTCTTCTGGTATTTCTTCTGGTCCACTTGTCAGTAGAAAATTTGTTTTTTCCTCAAATTTTTGGTTAACTTCTGGCAAAGATAATAAAAAATCGTCTATGGACAATTTGATTTTTTCAGTTATAAATTCCTTCTTTTTGCCTTTTAAAACATTCCAAGGTTCACCAGATTCTCTTATGTCATACGCTACACATCCTAAATATAACAAACTGCTTAAATCACCAACACCTTCAAATGGATAACCTGAAAAAGACCTAACGCAACCTGGGTGAGTTTTTCTAGTTTTTACAGATGGAATGCAAGTTTGAAGTGCAATTAAAAACATTCCCAATGTGTAATATAAAAGAACTGTGTTATAATAATCTGTATAGGATGGTAGTTTCTTTCCTTTTTCTTGTGCTTCTCTCAATGTTCTTTTATAATCATTTTCTGGTTGAACCTTATTTCTCAATGCATATTCAACACAATTTATAATGAATTCTTTTTGTATTTCAATGTTTATACCCATAGCAATAGAGAGAGTATTTACAATGTTACTTATAGTTTTTGTTTCAGGTGTATTATAAATTTTTTCCTTTTCAACCAACGCAGATATGATTTTATTTCCTGCATCCTCCTCTAAAACAGCTCTAGACACAACTTTAAAGCCTTCTTCATATCCTTCTTCAATATCAAAATCTACTTGACAAATAGGCCACCCACTATGCTTATCAACCCACCAATCACCATCATCACTTAATTTTCCAATGGTAGATTTTATAATATCAAGAGTATCTTTATATCCATATTGACCTTTAACAATAAAAGCTTCTGCCAATGTAAATTTAAATATTGGCATTATTGGTAATCCAGTTTTAATGCAATATAACCAATTATTTGTTTCAAATTCATTTAACGGTCCTAATCCATTTACAGCTTTTCTTGTATATAAATTAGCAAATTTTATTATATTATTTTGTTTTTCTACAAAGTCTTGCTGTCTTAAAATTAAATTTAGCACCTCTTGATATGGACATACAGGTTTATTATTCATATCATCTTCTGTAATAGAACCCAATTTGTATTGTTGGTTATTATATTTTAACATGTTATTTGTTTCAATTTTGATCAAAGATATAATTACATCTTGATAGTACGTAAATTGATTTGAAATATAATCCCGTAATTGTTCTCTCGAAAATTTATACTTTGTATCAAATTCACTAATAATATCTTTGAGAAGTTTTGTTTGAAGTCCCAATTCGTTTACAGTCAAACTTTCACATTTTTCATCTATTTCATTTGAAACACTTGTGCATTGTTTTTGCATATCACATAATATAGTTGTGTCATCTGTATTTATATCTTGTTTATTTAGATCAGCATCTAATTCCCATTTATTATTGGTTCTAATATAATAATCAATTTCATTTGTAGCATTTTCATTATAACCTTTGTAAAATATCGCAAATTGTCCATCCATTACCTTTTTATAACCATTTACTAATGTATCTGCTAGATAATCTGCTTCTGTTTCTGACAAATTTTTTTTTCTCATTAAATCTTTAGTTATATATTCTTTTAATTCATCTGGAGACATTGTTAGCACTTCTTTTGCGTATTTTTCCTCTAATAATCCATAATTTGTTTTGTCGTATTTTTTATCAAAATAAATAATTCTATTATTATCATCATACAACGAATCGATAGAAGTGTAATATTTTGCAATAGTTATTGTTTTACATTTATCATTGGATTCTTCTTTATTTAATTTGCCATCAATCTTATTTTTCTCTTCTTCAAAAAGAGTAGAAAATTGTGTTGTAAACATTAATGGAAAATTTTGAACAGATAGAGCAGTAGTATATAATCTAGAACAATCCCTCAATGTTATTTTACGAAGAATTTCAGAATTACTATATATATAATCTGGATTTGATATTTGATAATCTTTTTCAAAAATTTCATTACGCAATTTAACATTAAGTATACTCATCAAAGGATAAGCAGCAGAAGAAACATTTTGTTTTTTTGTAATAAGCATTCTGAATATATTTTTACGTTCCTGATATTTTTTATTGTAAAATTTGATTTGTGTATCTATAAATTCTATTATATCTTCATATTGTTTATATGTTAAATCATCTGCATAAATCAAGAAAGGTTCTAGATAAGATACAACGTCTACTATAGAGAGTTTTCCAATAATATATTTTTTCATTAAATTAAATAAAACTTTAATCTTAGGCATAATACTTTTAACAAATTTTCTGTATAAATCGTTGCTTTTCATACTTCTAATTTCTTCTTCACTAAAATCTAAAACAAATTTTTTTATATTGTTTGCAAAATCATGTTCATTATATTCTATTTCATTATCAAAATTATCAATAAAAATTTCTTCTAATTTTTCTTTTTTAAATAACTGCCAATAATTTAAAAAGTGCAAATTTAAATTTGCTTTGTCTAATATACTAGTTCCTGGAAGATTTATTTTTGAAAAACGAATAACAGGCTCAGGCAATGTTAAAAATGATTTTATAGACATTGTATCATTTTCTACAATATTCGTTCTTACCGAAACAAATTTTGAACCAGTTAAATCTGTTGCATCTAATTTACTGAGAGAAGTAATATATTTTTGAATCACAAATTTTCTATTTCTTATACTATTATTGTGAAAAACTGATGAATACATTTCACCTAAATTATCAATTATTGTATTGATATCATCATTTACATTTTTATTATTAATAATTCCATTTTGTTTATCATCTCCAACCAATTCAAAAGGTGTAAAAAATGGTTTTAGCCCTGTGTATAATGCAGAATAAGAAGTTTGACCTTCAGGCAAATCATTTGATTTATAATTATTAATTAATTCGCGAATATTTTTTAAATCCATATCTAAATTTATTTCATCAATATCATTATTTTCTTTATCCACATTTTCAATATCATATACCTTTTTAATATTTTTTACTACTGGCAAAACCCAGTATAAATTTAATTTAAAATCCCTAAAATAAGTATCGATAATTGGTTTGTTTGTAGCTTCCTTTACCAAAACACCTTCTACATTTCCATACTTATCGAAAAACGAAAATTTTTCTCTTAGCTGTTTAAATCTTTCAATCATAATGTGAATGTTATTAAGAACTCTTGGAGTTCTTTGTGCATTAGGAACTGTAGAGAGAAGTTCATCTAGTAAGTCGCTCACTTGTGTTTCAATGCTATATCTTTGACTTCTACTAGTTACATCAACATATTGAACAATTGGTCCTAATTCTTCGTTTCCAAATTTAACTTGGTCTGCTCTTATTATAAATTCACGAACTTGGTCTTTTATATTTTTAAGAGGAACTGTTAATTGTAATTGTTCTGGATCAACATATTCTTTTTCTTTTTCAATTTCAGGTAATTCGGGTATTTCAAATGGTTCACTCTCTTTTTCTTGTCGTTCTTGTCGTTCTCCTTCTTCTCGTTCTTCTCCTTCTTGCACTTTTACATTTTCTTCTTTTGATAAAGGCTTTGAAGGTTTCCCTCTAATTTCAATCATCTCGATTGGTAAATTTTCAGGAATACCTTTATAATCAAAATTTATATATATAACATCACCGTCAATCGTTCTAATTTCAATCATATCATTTTCTAAATTTGTAATTTCACCTGTTATAATAACTGGGAAATCCCCTCCAAAATGAATATTAATCCATTTTCCTGGCAATAAGTTATTTTGTCTAGCATAACTAGGTGTATCACTTCTGCTTAAAATTGCAATTCTTGTTATTGTTCCATCACCAATTATACCTTCTTGTGATATAGGAACTCTAATTCTATCTAATGTATCTGTATTAATTAAATAAGTTTTTGATTTATCTATATAATCAATAATAAAAGTCTGTTCATTCAATATTTCATTTAAAGGGTCTGTTATATTTATAACATCTCCTAATTGTAGTTCCAATATAGTATCATTTGATTTTTTTGCAGGTTTAGATTCTTTTTTATTTTCAGACATTTTGTTTCTATATTTATAATAGAAATTTTTATACTTTTTTATGTATAAATATGAAAATCAATATAAAATATAGTTTAAAGACTAATTTATAAATATAAATATTGAATGATACAATCTAATATTAATACAAGATATATATTATCAGATATTCCTGGTTTTACTAGTATGGTTAAAAATGAGGATAAAATAGACACAAGTATACTAAAATTAAATAAAGTAGAATGTAGAACATCTAATAATGCGAGTTATAGGATTATCAGATATGATAAAAATTTTCTAAGTCATGATTTAGTTCGTAATTATGGGTTATGTCGTTCTATTATTATAAATAGGAATAATAAGATTGTAGGGTTTGCACCTCCTAAATCAATTTCAACTGAAGATTTTATTCATGCGTATCCTGAAAATACTGATGGGGTTATTGCAGAAGAATTTGTTGAAGGAACAATGATAAATGTTTTTTGGGACGACACAATTGGAATAACAGGTGGCTGGGAAATTGCAACTCGTAATACTGTTGGAGCTACATCTAGTTTTTATAAAGGACCTTCGGCGAAAACATTTAGAGATATGTTTTTAGAAGGAGCAAAGGAAAATAATTTACTACTAGAAAGCTTAGTTAAGTCATATTGTTATAGTTTTGTTTTACAGCATCCAGAAAATAGAATTGTTGTTCCATTTAAAACACCTCAATTGTATATTGTAGGTGTTTATGAAATTATTAATGATAATAACGGTATATATATTGATGTATTGAAACGTAGAGAATATGAAGAGTATTTTAAATCATTCAAAAATAGTATTAAATTTCCAGAAGAATACAAATTAAATAAATATTCTGAATTGATTGAAAAATATGGTTCTATGAATACATCATATGATATCGTTGGTGTTGTTTTACACAATACTGTTACAGGTGAGAGAGCAAAAATCAGAAATCCTGTTTACGAACAAGTTAGAAATTTAAGAGGAAATCAACCTAAGTTACAATATCAATATCTTTCCTTGAGAAAAGAAGGAAAGGTAAAGGATTTTTTAAAGTTTTATCCTGAAAATAAAAAAGAGTTCTCAGGTTTTAGAGATCAAGTTCATTTATTCACTGATACACTATATGCAAATTATGTATCGTGTTATATTAAGAAACAAAGTCCTCTTAAAGAATTTTCTCACCAATATAGAACACATATGTTTAATATTCATCAAAAATTTCTGAATGAACTTAGAGAAAAAAATCTTTTCGTAACAAATACCGTTGTTCAAAGATATGTCAACGAGTTGCACCCATCATTGTTAATGTATTGCTTAAATTATCAGATGAGAAAGAGAAACGTTGATAATATTGTTGCGGATAGTCAAGATTAAATAGTATATTGTTGAAACTTGTGTAGTGATATAAAAATATAATAAAAATATAATAAAAATTTAATTATTAAATAAAATAATAATTAAATTACTTATCAATTAAAATTTGTCATCATCTTTTATGTATATAATTCTCTCTTTTTGTCTGTACAATGGAGAGGAATTGTTTGAATTCCTTGTTATCATTTATTAACATTGCAATTAAATCTTTATCTGAAGTTTCTTTATTATGATATTCAGGTGTTTCTTCATAAATATGAAAATGTTCTTTTTTAAAGCAAACACCTTTAGATTTATGTTTCCATAATCCGTTTCTAGATATATATGATTTTTGACAATTTTCGCAAAAATATTTATTTTTAATTTGTTTTGCTCGTTTTGCTCGTTTTGCTCGTTTTTTGCTCCATTTTGTTCGCTATCCGTCACCTTCGAATGTTTTTTTTTGCTGTCATTATATGTCTATCCCAATTGTATTTCTTGCAGCATCTATAGTTACAAAATTCGCAGAAAAAAATGTCGCTCGTTTTTTGCTCGTTTTTTGTCACCAAAATGTCACCTAAAGTTTCCATAAAATAGTATTTTACACCTTTGGACATTTCAAACGCCGATTATTTTTATAAAAAATTGAATAGTTTAAATATAAATAATTTAAACATAAATATCTAAACTATATAATGAATAATAACGACAATAAAGATTTAATACAGGTAGAAGATGAAGTGATTGTAGAGTTTGTTAAGGTTACGCCTTATCCTAATTATGAAGAAATGTTAGAAAAACTAAACATTTATATTGATTTATGGGCTGAATATGGAGAACAACATCATATATGTTGTAAAATAATTTATGAAAATCCTACAAATAAAAATTTAATTGTTGAAATGGGGAAAAAAATATATGAAATGGGAGGAATGCAAGCGTTATCCGCAAATCATTCTATAATTAAATATTTCTCACCATATTGGAATAGCACAAATATTATAATAAAAATGCAAGGAAGAATAATTGAAGAGTATTTTCAAGAGGTATCTCCAGAATGGAAGGCGTAGTTAAATAAATGATTATTTGGATAATCGTGTGATTTATTGAGATTTGAACTCTTTTCCATAGGTTGTAAATTCTTATAATTACAAGCAAATTTTAATTCTTCGTCGTTTTCTAAATTAAACCAAGATATCGGAATTCTGTGGTCTATTTGCCAATATATAGATTGATTATTCCAATTCATATTATTGTCAAATAGTGTTTCAAAATAATATTTCAACATTTGTTTATTACAACCAGTTATTTCACAATTAGTATCTAATGATTTTTTTTTCAATAAATTATATGCTTTAACCCTATAAAATGCTTCTTGCTTTTTATATTCGTTATAACAATTATTACACCATCTTGCGACATATTCTGTATTTTTATTACATCTAATACATATTTTGTTCCATTTTCCATTTTCTAAATATTGAGGATATAAATCTTTCCATCTTTCAAATGGTGAACTATATATTTTTCCCCAATTATACACATTTTGTAAAGATGAATTATTATTCATTATTATTATAATTTAGTTTGTGTTTAATTAATTTATTTAATAGTTATAAAGTAATTAAACAATTGTAAATAATCGGCGTTTGAAATGTAAAAAGGTGTAATATATTTTTAAACCTTTTTAAAAAAAATTATCGTAACAAAGTGAAAATTATTTTTTTTGTGACGAGACGTAAAAATTCAATTATGGTCACACAATTGAATTTTTGTTGGTAAAATATTCCAACTTTTCAATTTTGGACATTTATTTTTGTCCATTTTTGACTTTTCAAAAAAACTTTCACATCAAAAAAATCAAATTTTATACTACACGTGTAGGGACTTTTTTACGGCAAAATTTTCAATTTTCTTTACAAAATGTAGTACTTGCCCTTTAAGTTATTCTTTAAATATATTTATTTTATCTACTTAAAGAACTGTTTCACTCTATTTTACAAATTGCGTAAAATCTTTTCTTAGTTTTCCATACAAATGCATCGCATCATCAACACACTCATTTATATGACCCTTGATTGACGATTTGTCAACAGGTTCCTTATAAGATAGACGAATTATACTATAATTATCGTGAGGATGCATCTTTTTAAAACCACAGTATGTAATCATGTTTGTTTCATAAAACTTTGTAAATAATAAATATTCTATTACTTTTCCAATTGTATAATCTTCATTTTCAAGAATAATATCAAAAGAATTTGCCATTGTGTTTTCTGCGTTTTTTATTTCTAGTTCATCCTTCTCAATTATAGAACCTAATTCACTTAATCTAAAAAGTAAAATCTTGCAAGCAATGTCAACAATTTCATTATTGGTATAAATTCCTACTGATTGGACAATAAAGTCAAAACTATCCTTTTTATAAATTCGCTTTGCATCTAATAATTTCCAGTTAGCTGTTTCAAAATTTATTTCATTTTCATTTTTACCTTCTTCTTTCCATTTATGTATTTTTCTTGCTAATTCTGCGTCTTGTGCTGCTTCATCTCCTGTAAATCCATAAGAACATGTAGAAACTGCATTAAACATTCCATCTTCTTTTGCACTACCTATGTCAAAATCACAAATTAAGTGAATTTTTTCTCCAGGTATTTCATCAGAAATTCTTGGACGTAATCTTACAAAATCTATGAAATATCCTGTAATATCATCACTTGGGAAAATTTCGCGAACTTTTTCTTGAGGTAATAATTTACCAGTATTTTTATCTTTAATAACAAAATGTTCAGTTGTAACATACATAATTGTATCCGTTGTATTTTCCACATTTACTTCCATAATATAATTATTTAGTGGAAACTCTTCCACATCCTTAATATGTATAGGAATGCAACTCAATCTTTGTTTTATAATTTCATTATTTTGACGAGTAGTATTTATAATAATAGAACACTTATTTAATTCGTTAGGAGCAGTTCTAAATACCACTAATGGTATATCAGATAAAATTGTTCGTCGTAAAGCATTTGCTATGCTAACATTTACACCACTAAGCGTAAATCCAAATGAATTATCTTCGCTCTCAAAAGGATGTAGTGTTGGGTTCATTATATTTAATATAACTTTATATTTAAATTGAAAAATATATCATTTTTTTTTTAAATGAGTTAAATATAATTTTCAAATAACTAAGTATAAATTAAGATGAGTTGTATTTTGTATTATAGTAAGTATTGCGAAGTTTCCAAAAAATATTTACAATTATTATCCAAAACAAATTCTCAAGACATACATTTTATTTGTATTGATAAAAGAGTAAAGGAAGCTAATAATAAGACATATATAATTTTAGACAATGGGCAAAAAATAATTTTACCTGAAAATGTAACACGTGTTCCTGCCCTTCTTTTATTAACCAAAGGGTATCAAGTTTTATATGGAGAACAAATATTAGAATATTTAAAACCAAAGCAAGATATAGCAATAAAGCAAGCAACTCAAAATAATATGGAACCGATGGCTTTTTCTTTTGGTGGAGGCGGAGGATTTAGCGATATTGTTTCAGATCAATATAGTTTTTTAGACCAAGCCCCTGAAGATTTAGAAGCTAAGGGTAACGGAGGTATGAGACAAATGCATAATTATGTTGATTTAAATACTGCTTTTAGTGGTCAAATATCTCAACACGGAAATAATGATGATTTTAATACAACAATTAGGGGTGCAAAAAAAGTCGGTGAAGATGCTTCAAATCAAATGATGGATGAAAGAATGAAAAAAATGAAGGAAGATAGAGATGCTGATATAAGAAGCCTTACAGGAAATAGACCTCCAATGAGTTATTAAATATTATTTTACAAATTTTGTTTTTAGATTTTTTTATTTTTTACAATTTCTTTTTGTTTTTTTATAATTTCTTTTTGTTTT